TTGAAAGTCGTCAACATAACCATCTGACTCTACTGGCTGTCCGATAATGTCCATGATCACATCGCCTTCCAGTGGAGCCGAATCATCAGGTTGTGTGTTCATGGCCAACACGTTGATAAAGTCCTTGATGATGGTGCCTGTTCTGCTGTCATAGATCAGTTGATCGCCATAGAAGAAGAAACGAGTTTGAAGCACTGATCCAAAGTAGTAGGCCAGGCCACGGAATGTCACTGTGTAGTTTTGATTCTCTACCACAAACTGTACTAGCCAGCTGGCGTCACTGTTGGTTCCTGAAGTAGAGCCTGCGTTGGTGTCACTCCAGGCAGCGTCTTGATCTAGGTTAGTACTGGTAATAATATACCAAGTACCTGTAAGGTTATTGTAGCCCAGGCCAAAGTCACGGAACAGTTCAATTTGATCGCCCATTTGCTGTTCTATACTCAAAGGAAGGTCTGTCACAAACAGCGGAATGATTTCGCTGACCACAGCGCCTGTGGGCACAAAGTTATTGATTGTGACTGGTCCTGCTCCTGAACTCAAGTTGCCCAGACCGTTGTTGTAGCCGTCGCCTACAATGGCTTGAGGGCTGGCCCAAATTTCTGTGCGTTCGTCAGGGCGAGTGGGGATACCGGCTTGCAGTCGATTGTTGCGATCAAAGTAATAGGGTTGCCCGTTGATAATTGGCGCCACGAACTTGATCAAACTACCTACTTGCACATACTTGAAATCTGTGCCGCTACTGGGTCCAACAGGAATAGCTGTGCCCGCAGAATTTTTAAAGTAGCCTGTGGTTTCGTTGGCAAGTGTAGTGCTTTGTTGCCATGTGCTGCCAGCCACACTCACAAAAGCTGTGCCTGTACCTGATCCTGCACCTGTGGCTATGAATGCAGTGCCTACGTTGTTGTCTCCGGCACCCACTGCTATAAAGTTGGTAGTGCCCACTGTGGCAATAATGTACGTCTGCCCTACCACAAAGCTGCCTGCTGGTGCAGCATTGGTGTACACACGAGGAAAATTATCGTAGTAGAATTGTTTCATTGTGGCTTCAGTCAACTGCGGTTGCACGCTGTTGGTCACGAAGTCTGCAATTTCGTTGCGGTTAGTCCATCCAAACAAGATTGTGGGCAGTATGTTGTTTTCCCATAGTGCGCCGTCGCTGGAAAAGCTATTGGTACTGCTATACTTGCCGGTATTATCCACAAGGTCAAGATAGCGACTGGTTCCAATTGACGCACGATTTAGAGCCTTGCTCTTGATAATGCTGTTGTATTGTGTGTAAGGAAACAGGTTGTAGTCCTCGCCGTTGACCATACGGTTTTGTGTATAGTAACGAGCAGGAGCACGTTGTTTGATTGCGTCAATGGGTTCACGAGCCTGAGCATTGGTCACAGGTTGTGTGATACCACAGGTAAAAGTGATAGTCTCAAGGTTGCCACTGCGGCTGGTATAACTGATGGGAATACTCACGCTTTGCATTTCAGCAGGATTGATAATGTATTCCAAGCCGTTGCTAGCACGAGTATAGCAGCGGAAAATACCCACTGGGATTTCGCTGAACACACCATCACCAAACACCAGAGTAATTTGGTCGTTGGTTCTGCTAGTGGTGCTGTAGATTGGGCGTAGTTCTACTTGCTGTTCTGCTGCGGCAGTGTATACACTTTCCACATATTCCCATTCACGGGTGATGTTGCCCACGTTGTCCAATTGGTACAACCAACGATCTTCGTTGTTGACACCTTCCACGTTGATGTTCACAGTGCGGTTGCTGATGCGTTCAGCCAAGTTGAAGTCTGTGTTGATTAGGGTACCTTGCTTGAACGCAAAGAAATAACCAGTGTTGGCACTAGCAAAGCCCAACTGATCGTTACGGAACAACACATTGAATGGTGCATTGGCACGCGGTGATGGCTCGTACACATAGTCGCGGCCTACACTGGTAGAAGTCACTGCTTCAAACGGCATTGACACACCGTCAACAGTGGCTGTATATGGTACTACTGGCAAGAAGCCTGGCAGCAGGTTGATGGCATATTCATCTGTACGCACACCTAAAATTGTCTGGCGATTTCCCGGCCGTCCCACACGCTGGCTGTCTACTAGAGCAGCATTGATAATGGTGGTAAACTGTTCTTGCCAGTCTGGGTTTGTGGGGTCAGCCCAGTCTACAGTGACATTGCTGAGGTTGATACCGTTGTAGTCTGTAACGTTTTCTGTAGTTGTTACGTTGAACACTTTGAGAAAGCCACTGGATGCTGTGTTGCGCTTGGGATCGTAACTGACCAAGTTGGCCAGGCGAACCACGCTGTCACGACGTTCTGCTGTGTCTAGATAGTTCTCACGAGTGTTAAGGTCAGTACGGAACGCAAGACTCTGTCCCATAAACGCAATGATATCCAACAGCGCAATAAATTCTGAACTTTCAATGTAGTCGTTGAAAGTTTCAGGATAGTACAATCTCAAATAGTCTACAAAGCTCTTGCGCAGAGTCTCAAAGTCGTAGCTTTGGAAGTCAGCTTCCCGGTAGGTCTGATATATTTGTTTCCAATCTTCTACGCCGAAAATTGCTGTTTGTCTAGTGGTTTTTGCCATGCTCGTTGAACCTTTTTGTCACCTTGAAGTATTTATGGAGACTAAAAACGGCGCAGTTATACGTAGCTGGCTGTGCGTTGTTGTTGGTCGAAGAAAATGCTCAGTATCTTGGCATCTGTGGTAGGCACCACCGTGAGTTGTATTTCCAATAGAATACCATTTTCTTGAGGGTAAACATCTACTTGGCTTACAAAAATCCTAGGGTCGCCACCAGCCACACGTTGCACTTCAGTCTGAATAGAAGTTTGGGTCTCTTGGGTTTGTGGTTCAAATACAAAACTCCACAATGATGTGCCGTATGCTGGGCGTCCAGGCAGTTGCCCAGGACGTATGTTGAACGCATTCAACAGGTCGCGCTTGATCAACTCAAAGTCTGTGAGGGTAAACTTTTTGAATTGGTTAATGGTGTTGAAACCGACGAATGTAGCCATAACAATATTTATCGGCGTTGTAGTTGGGATCTAGCTCGTTCAATCAACTGAATATTGTTGTTGATTCTGGCTATCAAATTGTCTATTTGTTGCAGCAACAGCTCTAGTTGTGTTATCAGTGCAGGAGATATTGGTGCTGCAGAAGTAGCTTGCTGTCGCACCGCAGCTACTTGATTCCTTAGAGTGTTCATCGCTGATTGAAAATTTTTCAAGAGACTCTGTCGTAACACAGCGTTTTGTACTGTTGTTGCTTGTGCTACCACTGCATCTACAGAACTTTGCGCGGCGACCAACACCAGGCGCAGTCGAACATATTCTGCTGCTAACACAGGATTTACTGGTTCATTACCATACAACAGTTGCGGCACTTTGGGATTTCCCACAATTCTATTAGTAGCAGCATCCAATCTGGTACGATTGGTAGCATTAGTTATCCCTACCGGATCTGCTTCGTTGGCCATGGCATTGTTGATTTTGTTGTCCACAAAGTCCACTGCATATGCACCATCTCTCACAAACTGACTAAACAGTTCATTGTCGGAAGCACTAACAGTTTGTCCGCGTAACCAAGCTTGGGCAGCAGCCGGATCTTTGGCTGCGCTAAGTATCGCGCCTGCTTGAGTTCGTGCAGGAAATTGTGCAACTGCAATACCTACTTGATTGAGATAGCTCAGTCCCATATTCATCAAAGTTACTTGTATTTGCTGCTGTAGAGATTCGTTGGACAACATCTGTTGCAGTGAAGTTGCCCCGTCAAGACCAGTCCAGGCCGCAGGACTTTTCAGTACATTAGGCAAAGAGTTTTGCCTGGTCTGCATCAGTTGAGCTATTGCTGGCTTTACGTAGCCAGCGGCTGCTAATTGTGCTGCTGTGAGTGCGTATGATCCCAGACCTTGCGCTGTGACCACAGTGGCTGGTTGTGCTGCTAGTTTGCGCACCTGTGCCAACACGCTGGTGAGTTGCACCGCAGTCATATTACCTAATCCAGTAGTTTCTGCAGGTTGTTTTGCATAGTCAGACACTGTAATACCATTGGTAATTGGAAACTTTACTAGAATATCAGCTATAGATCTAGCAGGAGTTACTTGTTCTGCCTGACTTGAAGTTTGAGCAATCTGTTGCAGCAACTGAGACTCAGCTGTAACCAGGCCACTAGCAACCTGTGTTGCTGCACTTATGACAGCACCAGGTGCTAGTCCTATCAATGACCCACTAGACAACTGTTGATCAAAAATTCGCTGGGCAGCAACTCGATCCAAAGATTCTGGTCCTTTGATTACTACTGTACCTGTTGATGTTGCAGTAATTGTTACACTAGCTGGTACCACTGGCGCACCCGGTGGAGTTTGTACAGCACTCGATCTACTTAGAACGTCAGCTCCTGCTCCTGTAACAATGTCACCTAACTGTCTTGTAGTAGTGGTGGGCAAAAATATCACGCCGTCTACAGAATTGGTTACTGCTCGTACCCCGCCAGGTAAGGCTGCTTTTAGAATATCCGCACTTAGAGCAGCAGCACTAAGTCTGCTCAAGACTGAACTACTACCTGCAGGAAAAATTATGCCGTCAGCTGCGTTAGTTACTGCTCGTACAGCACCAGGCAACGCACCTTGCACTGCACTCACACCCAGTGCAGTGGCTTCACTGAGAGCAATGCTCTTGAGGTTGGCACCTTTGAAAGTGTTGACTGCTGTTCCTGCTTTTTGTGCAGCACCAATCAGACCCAATACGCTGTCGGCCTGCAAGTCTTGGCTGATACCATCTGGATTAAAGAATGAAAACGATGTCATACATTATGTCCTAACGCCTGTGTTGTGAAACGGGTACGGTTCGTGTGTAGGGGCACGATTGACCACGCTGGCTATACCTTTGTCTACTGGGTTCCATCCTGTGCTGGCATCAAACGTGACATCAGGCATGAGGTTCATGGGAATCACTTCAGGTGTGGGAATTTTGGATGCTTTGGGTCCATTGAGGTCAATAGTACCTGCACTGGCCACAATTGAACTGCCGCCATTAATGCTGGTGTTTTTACCTTGCAGTCCCAGGGTGCCGTCGGCTTTGATACTCAATGTGGCTCGTGAGTATATGGCCATGCTTTTTCTAGCCATCAGAATCAAATCAGTTTCTGTTTCAACCTGCATGGCCTCTTTGCTTTTTACCTTGATGTTTTTGCCAGCATACATGTTGATACTGCCGTCGGCATGCAGATTCATGTCGCCCTGGGTTCGCACGTTGACAGAATTACTGCTGTACAGGTCTATAGTGCCTTCGCTACCAAACTCCAACCAGCTCTGACCATTGGCATGAATGATGTAGAAAAAGTCTCCAGAATCACTCATGGTAATCTGATGTCCTTTGGCTGTGCGCAATCTGATCATTTGATCTTTGCCGTCAACAGACCCATCATCCATAACCAAGGTATGACCTCCCATGCGCCCAATCACCTTGGTGTCAGTTGGAGAAATAGCACCTTGATCAATACGGCTTGGAATTTCTTCTTGTTTGAATCCGCCTTGGTAGATCGGACGGCCTGGAGTACTGATACCAAAAACTTGACTGGGACTTTCACGCTGGCTGCTGCTGGCTATAGGACCACGTGCAGTATCGTTAATTAATCCTTGTTGAAACATTGTGGCCGCTGCCACAGCATGCACAGGTTTAGGTTGATCAAAGAAGCGAGGATTGTTGATAATACCTGCGTTGGCAGCATTGATCTCAGACACTGGCAACTGGGTTGCATTAGCAAAATACTTTTTTTGATTTTCGTTAGCTGTGTCGGCTGCGGTACTAGCACCTATGGCTGGTACCATGTGATTCAGTCCTTGTTCGGGCAGAACTCCAATGTAGTAACCTTTGTCACGTTCACCGTTGACAAATATGCACATGACTCTAACGCCAATATCTGGGGGAGTAAACCACATACCGTAGGTGTTTCTGTTGCCTGGATAGGTTCCTACACCAGTGGTAGTACCTGAATTTGATGGAGTAGTTCCAAAAAATCCTGGCAAGTATTCTACCGTGGTCCATTTGGTATCATCGTCCATAGCACCGTCAGAGAATGTTTCAATGTACACACGCAGACGC